AAACATCATGGACGATGTGAGCTGGCGAGCATTGTATATGAATGAACCCATCGAGCGTGAAGGTCTCGTCTACGCACAGGACGAGCTTCGCCGCTACTTCGAGCTTCCGAAGGAAGACCCGGACGCTATTATCGGTATCTGCGATACGAAGGACAAGGGTGCTGACTACGCTTTCCTCCCTGTGGCTTACGTCTACGGACAGGATTACTATATTCACGATTGTGTCTGCGACAACGGTCTGCCGAACATCGTGGACGCTCGATTGACTGAAATCCTTGTCCGAGATAAGGTCAAGTCCTGTAGGTTCGAGTCCAACTCCGCCGGAAGACGTGTGGCTGAGAAAATCCAAGAGGAGGTCAAGAAAAAGGGCGGCATTACCCATATCACGACCAAGTTCACCACCGCCAATAAGGAGACGAAGATCATCGTCAATAGCGCATGGGTCAAGGAGCATTGTCTGTTCAAGGACGCTTCTCTCTATCAGAAGAAGTCGGACTATGGAAAAATGATGGATATGCTCTGCTCCTACACTGTTGCTGGTAAGAACAAGCACGATGATGTTCCCGATGGTATGGCTATGCTGGCAGAGTTCGCACAGAGCTTGTCTGCTGGCAAGGTTGAGGTTTTCCAGCGTCCGTGGTAACAATATAAAGATTGACCTATCGCACTTTCTGTGGTGAAATACCATATTTTGTGTGTAAAACTATTGACAAACACAAGATATTGTGGTATAATACTATGTGAAAATGAATAGGTATATTTATGTGGGTGCATGATTGCACGAGGTTTTAGTCCTCGAAGCAGTTATGCACCCATTTTTATTTTGTTCAGAAAGGAGGGGCAACCGAGCGTGGCAAATCAAGTTGATACTACAAAGGTTTTGAGTGAAACTCGTTTAATGAGTGGTAGACGCACTATCAAGACGAGTGTTTCCAAAATCACAAAAGACAATGTACAGGAAGTGCTTTTCAAAGCTCTTGAGACACACAACCTAAACCGAAGCGAGATTGACTATCTCTATCGTTATTACAAGGGAGAACAGCCTATCCGTTATCGAGTTAAGGAAACACGCCCCGACATCTGTAACAAGATTGTAGAAAACCGAGCTAACGAGATTGTCTCTTTCAAGGTAGGTTATCTCTGTGGTGAACCTATCCAGTATGTCAGCAGAAATGGCAGTGAGGAAACTGTTAAGGCTATCAATGCTCTTAACGAGTTCATGTTCGCAGAGGATAAGGCGAGCCAAGACCAAGAGCTTGTTGAGTGGCAGATGATTTGTGGTACTTCCTATCGTCTCGTTCTTCCCGATAAGACAGGTGAACAGGACGAAGCACCTTTTGAACTGTACACTCTCGACCCGAGAGACACTTTCATCGTGTACTCTAACGAAATCGGTAACAAGCCGATGATGGCAGTTAAGTACAGCACCGATGAATATGAGAAAATCCGTTATTCCGTTTATACCGAGGATTCCTACTTCTTTATTGACGAGGGTGGTATCAACGAGGAGAAATCTAAACCTCACATTTTGGGTATGATTCCGATTTTTGAGTACCCGGCGAACAATGCCAAGCTGGGTGCGTTCGAGGTTGTTCTTCCTCTGTTGGACGCTATCAACAATATGGATAGTAACCGTATGGACGGTATCGAGCAGTTGGTACAGGCATTTATCAAGTTCATTAACTGTGAGATTTCCAAAGAGGAATACGAGGAGTTCTTGAAACTGGGTGCTATCAAGGTTAAGTCGGTGGACGGACAGAACGCCGATGTGGGTGTGGTAACGAGCGAACTCAATCAAACACAGTCGCAGACCTTGAAAGATGATATTTACAATGCTGTTCTGACAATCTGTGGTATGCCGAACCGAAATGGTAAGGCTTCCACTTCGGACACTGGTTCTGCTGTCATTATGCGTGATGGTTGGTCTGACGCAGAAGCCCGAGCAAAGGATAGCGAAAATGTCTTCAAGAAGTCCGAGAAGAAAATGCTCAAGCTGGTGCTTCGTATTTGTCGTGAGCTATCAGATGTGAAACTGTACCTCAAGGACATTGACATGAAGTTCACTCGTAGAAATTACGACAACATTCAGAGTAAGTCACAGGTGCTTGTCTCCATGCTGAATTGCGACAAGATTCACCCCCAGCTCGCTTTCCAACATTCGGGTATGTTTAGTGATTCCGAGGGTGCTTACAGCATGAGTATGAAGTATCACGAGGAGCAGAAACAGAAAGCCCTTGAGGAACAGCAAAAGCTGATGGAAAAGACTGACCCCGAGGACGATGATAACAAGAATATTTAAGCGGTAACGCTTTGATATAGGCAGAGAAGCCTTAAATCGCAAACGGTAGAGAAACCGAAAATCGCAAAATTAAGAAGTCAGAGAAGACATGAAAACGCAAGGAGGAGTTTTAGCATGAAAATTGATGTAACAAAGATTGAAGGGTACGCCGAAATGTCAGCAGAGGAAAAGCTCAAGGCTCTTGAGGAGTTCGATATGCCCGACCCGGATTATTCCGGCTATGTGAAGAAGGACTTGTACGACAAGACCGCTTCCGAACTGGCGGCGAAGAAGAAAGAGCTGAAGGACAAGCTCTCTGATGATGAAAGAGAAAAGCTCGAAAGAGACCAAAAGACACAGGAGTTACAGGATAACTACGACAAGCTGTTGAGAGAATCCAATATCTCCAAAGCTACTGCAAAATTTTTGTCACTGGGTTATGACGATAAGCTGGCGGCAGAAACAGCAGAAGCCTATGTCGATGGTGATACCGAGAAAGTCTTTGCTAATCAGCAGAAAGCACAGACAGCTTTCGAGAAGAAGATTCGTGCGGAAGCTCTCAAAGATACACCTTCCCCTACTGGTGATGGGGATAACAAGTCTATGACACTTGAAAAGCTCCGTAAAATGTCTCCACAGGAACGACATGAGTATTCTGTGAAGAATCCACAGGAGTATAAAGCACTCTACGGAGTGACCGAGTAATTTAAGGAGGAAAGAAACAATGGCACATAAGATTTATGATAATTTCTATCTCTCCAATGAGGTAGAAGACCAGTTTAACTCCCACTTGAACCTTCAGCAGTTCTGTACTGTTGATAACTCTCTCGTGGGTACTGCTGGTATGAAGCGTAAAATCAATGTTTACAAGGCTACCGATGGTACTGAAAAGCTGGCTATGGGCGAGGGTAACTCCAAGTCTATCGAGGTTAGCTATTCTGAACAGGAGTACGAAATTCTGCTCGCACAGAACAGATTTGAATACTACGATGAACAGGAAATGACTGACCCTATGCTCGTACCTGTCGGCACTCGTCACATGGGTACGGATATGTTCAACACTGTAAATGCAGACATTTTCGCAGAGTTCAACAAGACTACTGTTGCTCTTGCGGCTTCTGATTACGGTTTTGGCACTTTCGCTGACGCTGTGGCGAAACTGAACATTGAGGAAACTGACAACGACCCGGCACAGGTTGCTCCTCGTTGCTTTGGTTTCGTAAATGCGGCTGACATGGCAGAGATTCGTAAGGCTCTCAAGGACGAGTTGAAGTATGTTGAAGCCTTCGCTCGTACTGGTTATGTTGGCACTGTCGCTGGTGTGAACCTTTACACCAAGAAGGACGCTGTTTCCGGCACTATCATCGTTGCTACTCGTGAAGCTGTAACCATCTTCAACAAGAAGGGCGTTGAGATTGAACAGGAAAGAGACGCTGACACTCGTAAGAACAGCATTTGGTCTCGTAAGTATTACCTTGCGGCTCTCACTGACGAGACGAAGGCAGTTAAGATTACTGTTGCTGAAAGCGTGTAATTAAGAGGAGGATTTCGGTATGTTTGAAGTAGTAAGAGCGTTTAGAGACGCTAAAAACGATAACCACTTTTACAAGGTGGGTGACGAATACCCTGTTGCTGGTGCAAGCAAGCCCAGCAAGGCTCGTATCGAGGAGCTGGCAAAGGGTAAGAACAAGTACGGTAAGGTGTATATCAAGGAAGTTGAGGAGACTTCTGACGAGAACACCGAGGACACCACTACTGGTGACGATACTACCGATACCGAGTAATGCTGGAGGAGGTGGACAACATGACGAACGAGGAAAAAGTCAATGCTCTTAAAGCTATGGTTGGCAGTTCTGACAGTGACGAAGTGCTGTCTACCTATCTGTTGCTCGCTGGACAAAAGATTATCAACAGAGCCTATCCCTATGACACGACAGTTACCGAAGTTCCTGTTCAGTATCATACG